TCCCTACCGGGCCTTGGTGCAAAAAAGGTGACTTTGTGCTGGTGCGCCCCAACAGTGGCACCCGCCTTGTTATCCACGGTAGAGAGTTCCGCATCATCAACGATGACACTGTCGAAGGTGTTGTTGACGATCCTCGCGGCATTAAACGCAAATAAGGAGCGACACGATGGCAAAAGACGACGACGATTTCAAGTTCCCAGACGAGATCGATGCATCTAAGGACAAGCCTGAAGATGACATTGATGTCTCAATTGAGGGGGATGACGACGAGGTAAAGATCGAGATCAAGGATGACACTCCTGTCGAAGACCGCGCCGTTGCTCCTCTGTCTGAGGAAGTCAAACAGGAGTTGGAGAAAGTCGATGAGTCAAAAGACTACTCCCACAACGTAAAAGTTAAATTTAAGCAGTACAAAAAGGCTTGGCACGATGAGCGCCGGGCCAAGGAGGCTGCTTACCGAGAGCAACAAGAGGCTCTTCAGATCGCTCAGAACATTCTTGAGGAGAACAAGAAACTCAAGAATATGCTGCACAGCGGCGAGAAAGAACTCATCTCTACCTATCAGACTTCGGCTGAAATGGAGATGGAGCAGGCCAAGCGCAACTTCAAAGAGGCATATGACTCTGGGGAGGCGGATAAGCTGCTTGAAGCTCAGCAGGAGATGATGAAAGCTCAGTTGAAGCTTGATAAGACTAAAAATTTCAAGCCCACTGTACAGATTGAAGAAAATGAGGTACAAACTGCGCAAAAGCCGCCTGCACAGCAGCAGATGGACCCGAAAGTGGCATCTTGGGTGTCAAAGAACGAATGGTTCGTAGACCCCAATAAGCGCGGAATGCGCCGATTTGCCGAAGGTGTTCACGAAGATCTGGCAGAACGCTACGGAAAAGCCTTCATTGGCACCAACGAATACTTCGACAGTATCGACAAAGAAGTTCGCAAGCGATTCCCCGAGGAGTTTGCAAGCGGACAAAACGATGAGGATGAACCTCCTCAGCGTACGAAACCGAGCACGGTGGTGGCACCCGCGAAGAGAAGTACGGCCCCTAAGAAAGTCGTCCTTTCCAAGACGCAGGTTGGCTTGGCAAAGAAATTTGGACTCACCCCCGAGCAGTACGCTCGTGAACTTATGAAATTGGAGGCCTAAATGGCTGAGAACAGATTGAAACGCGAAATGGAAGTACGGTCTACTCAAGAGCGTCCCAAGCAGTGGATGCCCGCAGAGTTGTTGCCCGAACCCGATAAGGAACCCGGTTTCGCGTACCGCTGGATTCGTGTTGCTACTTTGAATCAGAACGACCCTCGTAACCTCTCGGGCAAACTGCGCGAAGGTTGGGAACCGGTCCCTGTCGAAGAGCAGCCTCAATTCAAACTGTTAGTCGATCCCAACAGCCGGTTCGCTGGCAACATTGAGATCGGCGGGCTGTTGCTCTGCAAGACTCCGAGCGAGTTTGTTGCCCAGCGTAATTCGCATGTGCAGCAAAGAACTGAAGCTCAGACGAATGCAGTGGATAACAACCTGATGCGCCAGAGTGACCCCCGGATGCCGCTCTTCAATGAGCGTAAGTCCGCGACGAGCTTTGGCAAAGGTTCTTAATCTTTTTGGAGCTTTAACATGGCTTATCCCACTGTCTCGGCCCCCTACGGCCTACAGCCGATCAATTTGATCGGCGGTCAGGTGTACGCCGGTTCGACTCGTCTGCTTCCGATTACCACCAGCGCCGTCAACTACAACACCGCAATTTTTTACGGTGATGTTGTCAAGCAAGTGAACACCGGAACCATCGAAGTTGAAACGGGCACCACGACTGTTTCTGCGCAAGGTGTTGTTGGCATCTTTATGGGATGCACCTTCACCAACCCCGGCACCAAGCAAAAGGTGTTTCAACAGTTCTGGCCCGGTTACGCTTCTGGCGTGACCGATGCTCAGGCATATGTTGTGGACGACCCGGATGTGCTGTTCAAAGTCGCTGCTGTGTCCTCGGGCACTACCATCGCCTTCTACGGCCAAACGGTTGTTGGCACCAACGCCGCTCTGGTTCAAAACTCCGGTTCTACCACCACCGGCAACTCGGCGATTGCGATTCTGGGTAGCTCGTTTGCTGCCACTGCTTCGCTGCCGATCCGCGTTGTGGATGTTGTGATTGACACGGAAAACTCGTCGGGTAACTTCTGCGAGTTCATCTGCAAGTTCAACGCTCCGTACGTGGTTTCGGCTTCTACCACCACCGCTGCTGGTAGCCCGCTTGTGTACACCACCACCACCACTAGTACCATGACCGGCGGTCATATGTACCTCAACCCGACTGGCGTCTAAGGAGCATAAATCATGGCTATTTCACGCGCACAACTGCTGAAAGAGTTGCTCCCCGGCCTGAACGCTCTGTTCGGCCTTTCCTATGCAACGTATCAGGAAGAGCACAAACAAATCTACGAAACCGAGACCTCGGAGCGTAGCTTTGAAGAGGAAACCAAGCTGTCTGGCTTCTCCGCCGCTCCGGTGAAGAACGAAGGCAATGCCATTGCTTATGACAATGCGCAGGAAGCTTGGACCGCTCGTTACAACCACGAAACCATTGCTCAAGGTTTCTCGCTGACCGAAGAGGCCATCGAAGACAACCTGTATGACAGCCTCGCCGCTCGTTATACCAAGGCTCTGGCCCGCTCGATGGCGTACACCAAGCAGGTTAAAGCTGCTGCGGTTCTGAACAACGGCTTCTCCGCCACCTACCCCGGTGGTGATGGCGTGGCTCTGTTCTCCGCTTCGCACCCGCTGGTCTCTGGTGGCACCAACAGCAACATTCCGTCTACCCCTGCCGACCTGAACGAGACTTCTCTGGAAGCCGCCGTTATTCAGATCAGCCTGTGGACTGACGAACGTGGCCTGCTGATCGCTGCCAAGCCCAAGAAGCTGATCGTTCCCCCGGCACTGCAATTCGTTGCAACCCGCCTGCTGGAGACCGAACTGCGCGTGGGCACCAACGACAACGACATCAACGCTATCAAGAACAACGGTTCTGTCTCTGAGGGTTACACCATTAACCACTTCTTGACCGACAGCAACGCTTGGTTCCTGACCACGGATGTCCCCAACGGTATGAAGCACTTTATCCGTGTGCCGTTGAGCCAGTCGATGGACGGCGACTTTGATACGGGCAACGTCCGTTATAAGTCTCGTGAGCGTTACTCGTTCGGCTGGTCTGACCCGCTGGGCATGTTCGGCTCCGCTGGAGCCTAATTGAGAAGGGGGCCTTGTGCCCCCTTTTCTTTTGCTGTATATTGAACGCAACCGGATTTCCGGTTAGTCAGACTGATCCGGCAGATGCGTACACAACTGACTAGCTGATCTTTGTACGAAGGACAATTTAAATGGCAGTCTCTACTACCCAATCAATTTGGCGTTCTGGCGGCGGCGACCAGACTCGTACCGCGTATTGCGGCACCGGTTTGATGACCGCTCAATGGTACGTCGGCGACGTCGCCACCCAGACTGGCAACGTTTTGAATGAAGCCAGCGGCCAAGCCGTTATCCTCCCTGCTGGTGCAGTGATCATTGAGATCGGCACCACCGTTGCCTCTTCAAGCAGCGGCACTCTTGATCTTGGTTTTACCCTGTACACCACCGGCACCGCAAGCCCGACGGCACTGGCCAACGAGCAACCGACTAGCCGTACTGTGACCACGCTGGCGACCGCTTCTATTCCCCAAGCGTCGTTTGGCGTGCCGATGTCTACGACCGAAATGGTCTACATCACTGCGGCGACTGGCGCGTCCGCTGGGGTGGGCAACTGCTCTGGTTACATCACATACTACGTCACTGATCCGTTGGCTGGCCAACAGAGCGTCTAATTAATCTCGGGGGCTTCGGCCCCTGCTTTAAAGGAGATTGATATGGGCATGCAATATGATGTAAAACAAGGTCATTTAAACCAAAGCGGTTTTTTTGTACTTGCGCGTAACCGTGTAAAAGGCGTTTCTTTTTACGGTGGTAGCGGAACTTTGGTTTTGTTTGATACAACCACAGCCCCAGTAACTTCAAGCGTAACGTATGGTCGTAGTGGCACAACCGTTACAGTGACAAAAGTTGCGCACGGTCTGTCTACGGGCGATGTTGTTGGCATTCACTTTAGCAGTGGTACTGGCGGCTCTGCTACTGATGGAAACTACTCCATTACTAGAACAGGCGCAGATACATTTACGCTAGTCGACATCAATACTGGGAACATCACAGCTACTCCAGCAGCGATTTATGTCAGCGGCGCAAATCGTTGGTTACTGACCTACGAAACGCACTCAACAGACGAGTTTCAAAATGCTCCCCTTATTCCCGGCGAAGGCGTATTGGCAGAAAATGGAATTTATGCCTACATGAGCGGCATTGACGGGGCGCAGATTTACTATGGCTAAGACCGCAGCATGGACCCGCAAAGAAGGCAAGAACCCCAAAGGTGGTCTGAACGCCAAGGGTCGCGCCTCTGCGAAGGCCCAAGGGATGAACCTAAAACCGCCGCAACCAGAGGGCGGGTCAAGGCGCGACTCCTT